TTTGACAGATTGCAAGGACAGTATGACCAAATCATAGGTCTTATGGCTTCAATGGCAAAGATTAATGTGATGTCAATAATAGCTATGGAAGATGCAGTCTTTACAGAAACAAATATTTCTGGTGAGATAGAATCAGGACAATATCGTAAAGGTAGATTCGCTGTAAACTATTTAGCACCAGGTACACAAGTAAGCAAACCTGCATCAAATGTTCCTTATCAGATTTTTCAACAGATAGATAGAATAGAACGACAACTTCGTGTTGGTGGTTCTTATCCTGTATCTGATGACTCACAATCACCACTTAGCTTTGCAACTGGTAGAGGATTAGAAGAACTAGGTGCAAGTATGTCACTAATGATTAGAGAATATCATACAGTTATGGCTGATGCTATAGAGATGATAGATGCTAAAAGATTAGAGTGGGATGAGAAAATGTATGGTGGTAAGACTAAAGCATTATCTGGATATATGGATAACAAGTTTTATTCTGAAACATACAATCCAAGTTTAGATATTCAAGGATCATACAAAACTCGCAGAGTGTATGGTGCTATGGCTGGATATGATGAACCACAGAAGATTGTAACAGGGCTGCAATTACTTCAAGCTGGAATTATTGACAGACAAACTCTACAAGAAAACCTTGATGGTTTAGATAACTTAGTGAGAGTAAACGATAGAATTACAAAAGAGAAAGCTGATAATGTATTGTTTGATACATTACTAGCACAAGCCCAACAGGGTGATGCTAAGGCAACTATGGCTGTTGTACAGATAAGAAAAAATCCAGATAATATGCAAAACATATTGGATAAATTCTTTACAGCAGAAGAACCAGAGATACCAACAGCAGAACAAGAATTGCTTGGAGGTGCGACCTTACCACCACAGGGTCCACCACCAGGCATAGCTCAATTACTACAAGGATTAGGTGGGTAATGTCAGTTAATAAAGAGTTTGCAGATATTGTACATTTCTCATTGTTTGATGTAGATGAGAAAGGTGATGCAATAATCTTTCAAGATATTGAAGATGACAATGGAACAAGAATATTTACTGATCAGATGCCACCAATGGTATTTCCATTTGGTTATATGATAATCAGTTCAACTTTTATGTATTATGATGATGAGGATGAAGATGGCAACGAGGAGTTCTAGTAATAAAGGTACAGATAGGAGAGCCTTAAATGTACCACCACCAGCAAGAAATACACAAGATAACACACAAGCTGTTAGAAGAATACCTGGTATGACTTATGGTGAACAACAAGAATTAACACAACAGCAACAAGCTGCACCATTACCAAAAACTACAACACCACAGGCACAACCTGCTAGGCGACCTATGCCTAATGTAGATGTATTTGGTGGAACACAAAGACCAACAGAACCTGTTACATCAGGATTACCTTTTGGTCCAGGTGCAGGTCCTGCTATTCCACCAGAACAAAATGTAAATGATTTGTTATATCAAATGTACGCTATGACAGGTGATATATCATTACTTCAGTTGGTGGACTTTGACTAATGGTCATTAAAAACTTTGGTTTTGATGATGACTTATTTGATGACAATTTTCAATTAGAGTTACAGTCGAAACAAGATGTATCGCCAGTAGTATCACAGGAAGAAGCTAAACGAGCAGCAAGTATTGCTAATGCTTATCCTAATTTGCCAGGAAGTATTGTTGCTGCTGCTGCAAAAATGGGATTAGGTTTTAATGATAATAGATTAACTGACATAGCAAAAAAAATAGAACTACAAAGAGAAACACAGTTTAATAAAATAAAAAGATTTGTTGGAGAAAATCCATTAGCACAACAAGTGCAGAACAATAGATTTTTTCAAGTTATAGGAAGTCCTATTGATAATATTGTTAAGCCAACTGTTAGAGGTGCTGTTACTGGTTTTGTAGATATATACGAAGCTATCTTTCCAGCACTCGCTAGAGCAGAAGAATTACAAGACCAAAACCCTGATATGTCATTTAGTGATGCTTATAAACAAGCAGTTAAAGGAACATTAAGAACACCTAAGATATTAGAAGCAATAAGATCTGGTGAAAATTTTGATATGGGTAGAGGATGGTTAAAACTATCTACTGATCCATCTGATACAGATGAATACAAAAGATTAGTAGCAGCAGGTTATGACCCAATACAAGCAAGACAATATGTTTTAGATAATGTACTTGGTACACAAGTAGATATTGAATCTAGAGAAACAGCAGAAAATATTGTACAATTTCAAGGAGAACTTGGAGAACAATTTAAAAATGCAGGATTAAATCCTTCTGTATCTCCTGGTAGAAAAGTATTTCAAGAATTAGGTCTATATGAATTATATGAACCAGGAACTAAACAAGCACAATTTGCTACTGGTGCATTAGACTTTGGTTTTCAAATTGCATCACCAGAAAACTGGGCAACATTAGGAATAGGTAAAGTAAAAGAAGCAAGAAGATTATTTCAAGTTGCAGAAACATTAGATGATGCAGGTGTAATAACTAGAGGAATAAGAAGCACTTTCCACGGACCAACATTACAACAGTATCTTGCAGGTAACAAAGGTAAAGATTTTAAAAAGTTATTATTTGAAAATGCAGATAATCCTTTTGAAATAATAACTCGTACTAAACAATCTATTACAGATGCTAATTTTTTTGCTGATCTTAAAAAATTAATTAAAGAAGAAAATTTAACAACATACGATAAAAAAGCAGAGGTTGCATTAGATAATTTCTTATCACAAAAAGTAATTAAAGAAGGTTTAGATAAAGCAGAAGGTATAGGTACAGCACGATTAATTGATGCAACCAATATGTATGTTCCACAAGTTATTCGCGGTAATGGAATACAAAAGGCTATGCAATTATATTTTGCACCTTCATTTGGTAGATTAGTAGATGCTAACGATCCAAGTAAAGCATTACAAGATTTATATAGATTTGGTTTACAATCTAAAGCATTTTTAAAAGAAGCAGAAGAAGGTACAAACCTTGCAAACAAACTACTTAATAATGCAATAGATGCTTATGGTCAAGGTGGCGATATAGGTGCAAGTCTTAATAAAGTTGTAGCTGATTGGCTTGAAGGCGATATGTATAAAGTATTAATTGATTCTGGAGTAAAAGAATCTGTGGCTAAAGCTGCTACTAAGATAAGTAGAGATTTTGCTGATGATGCTACTGAAGCAGCAAATATGAATAAAGGTGTATATGGCATAGATGGTCAAGGTAATAAATTTCCTATTAATGAAGTGTTACGAGCTAATGGTGTAGACCCTGAAACTGCTAATTCAGTATCAAGAGCTTTATTCAGTACACAAATAAATAATACAGTTTATTTACCAGAACTAAACAAAGTTATAAAAGCTGCTAATCAAATGAGTGATAAATTAAAAAGAGGTAATCTTACTAAACTAGTAGATCAAATTGGTGGAGAAAAGTCAGAATCATTTATACAATTTTTAGATTGGTATAACTCTGATATATTCAAACCACTTGCTTTGTTAAAACCTGCGTGGACAGTAAAGGTTATTGGAGAAGAACAATTACGACTTGTATCAAGAGGATTATCATTTGCACCATTAGCACCAATACAGATAGTTGCAAGAATGTTTGGTCGTTCTGTAGGTACAGAAGATGCAGGAAAACTTAGAAAAGGTGTTGATCCATTACTTCCTAGTGAAGCTGTTGGTGGTTCATTTGCATCAGATTTAGCATTTTCAGATTCTCTTACTGGATTAAACAATGTAAGAACTATGAGAAGAAAAGTTGTTAATCCTGGTAGATGGAGAACTGTAGGTAAAGGTGAAACAGATTACAATCCAGCAGTAATAAGAACTATATATCAAATGATTAATGATGATGTAGCTGTAGATATTGCAAGAATAGAAGCATCTGGATTAACACCTTTGCAAAAACAACAAGAGTTTAGAAAATTAGCAGACAATTTAAAAAATGGAGAACAAAGAGGAAGATTAGAAAAAGTTGTAGGAGAACAATCACATCCATTTCATAAAGCACTTCAATCAGATGAAGTTGCTTTAGAGTATGTGTATTATTTACGAGCTAATGTTAATCAAGGTCTTGGTGGTAAAGTTTTAGCAGATGAAACAACAAGTGCATTGAACTGGGTACAAGATACTGCTAGTCAGCAATTATTAGAGATGGTAGCTAATCAAGGTAAATTTATTACTAAAGAAGGTAAAAAAATGGATTTCTTTGCTACTGCTGCTATTGCAAAATCAAAAGCTAAAGCAGAAAAAATTAAAAAGAAATTAGGAGATAAAGATTTTGAACAACTAGCTGATGATTATATTAAAGGAAAATTAAATGATGATGAATTAAAAGAAATAGCACCATTGTTTAAAGAAGCACAAGATGATTTGGTTAATGCTTTTATAGGAACTTATTATGATGAACTACCTTCTATAACAAGAGGATTTGTAGACCCAACATTTAAAGTAGAAGGATTATATGAAAAAACAATTAACAATGCTTTTCAAGTTTTAATGTCAGTACAAACAAATAAATTATCAAGATCACCTGCTTTTAGAAGATTGTATTGGAAGCGTGTATCAGAAACTATTGAGTTTTTAGGTAAAGATGCTAGAGATGAAATGGTGAATATTGCTAATACATCATTAAAAGAATTTACAAAGTATGACCCTATCCTAGATGGATATTTAAAGAAAATAAATAACGCTAAATACTCTGGTCCTGCTGAAGCTATTACAGATGTAAAACTTTACGACAAGATGATTGCATCAGATGCTTTAACACAAACAAAGAAATTATTGTATGATATATCAGAAAGAACAGTAGTTGGTGATTCGCTTAGATTTGCATTTCCTTTCTTAGAAGCATATCTTGAAATCTTTAAAACCTGGTCAGATATTACAAATAAAGCAGGTGGAAAAAACTTAGTGAATTTAAATAAGTTAGTGCAGAGTGGTAGTGAACCAAACCCATTAGCAGACCCAACAGGACAAAGAGGTTTCTTTTACACTAATCCTGTTAATGGTGAAGAAGTATTTGCTTATCCTGGATCAGGTTTAATACAAAAATGGATGTTCCCTGAATTACAAGATACAGGTGTAGAAGCATCATTCCCTGTGTATGTATCATCTGTAAACTTAGTTGCAGATATTATGCCAGGCATAGGACCTATTGTTAGAGTTCCTGCTAGTTACTTTAGAAAAAACTTTCCAGAAGAAGGTGCAATAAATCAATTTATATTTGGTGATTTTGCACCACCTAGAGGTTTTGTAGAAGGTGTAGCACCATTTCCTGCTTGGCTTAAAAAGTTTTATCAAGCATACAAAGGTGGTGGAACAGGTAGTGCAGAATTAAATAGATTATTTAATAATACAGTTATTGATACTTACAAAGCATTGATATATGCAGGTGCTATTGATGATAGTACACCAGAAGGTGCAGAGAATGGTTTAGAACTTGCAACTAATTATGCAAGAAAGATATTTGTTATTAGAGGTGCATCACAGCTTATAGGTCCAACAGGTGCTGCTTCTCCATTATGGTCAGTAACTGAACAATCAGGTAAATCATTATTTATAGAATCATTAGCAGATACTTATAGAGATTATAAAGCTGCTGCTGCTGGTGATGATTATATGGCAACACAGAGATTTATACAAGAGTTTGGAGTTGATCCAACTGCTATGCTTACTTCTAAATCTAGGTCAGTAGTTGCTAGACCACAAACAGTATTTAGTTCTGAATGGGCAAGACAAAATAAAGATTTATATGATGACTTTAACTCTACTGCATTTTATTTAACACCAACAGATATAGATAATGAGTTTAGTTATGATGCGTACCTTAATGCACTCGAAGAAGGTACATTAGCACCTAGAACACCAGAACAATGGGTACTAGCTAAAAACAGATTGTTAGGTTCTATTGCATATGAAAACTTTTTGCGTAATACAAAAGTAGGTGGAGTAACACTTATGAATACAAATACAAAAACTGCACAACTTCTTAAATGGACAAAGCAATCACAGTTAATGCAACAATACTGGGGTTATGGACAAGATGCAGGTTTTGAAGTAGATAAACCAGATACAGATTTCTTGTTGCAAGAAATGGGTGGACAAACATATTTACCTGATCGTACATCTAGTTTTAAACAAGGTTGGATTAAATCTGACTATACACCAATAGATAAATTGAAAGATAACAATGCTGCTATTGCTTATGGTCAATATAGAAAAGCATATGACAAGATTGTTGCAGAATCAATAAACAGAGGATATGCACCATCATCAATTAGAACAAATAGAGAATTAGTAAAAGCAAGACAATACTTACGAGATTTAGCGACTAAACTAATATTAGAGTACCCTGAATTTGGTCCTTTATACAACAGTATTTTAGAGAATGAATTAAGGGAAGAAGTATCAGATATAGAATTATTAGGTATGTAAATGAACGAAGATGTAAATAAGTTTGTACAAGCATTAATACAACAAGACAATTTACCAGGTGCTAATCCAATATTTAGTGAAAACGATATTCAACAAATGAAGAATATGACAACTGTTGATGATGTACAAGCATTTGCTATAACTAAAAATTTAGATGCAGCAAAAGTTAATAATGCACTTATAGATGCAGGTTTAGAGTTTGGTGCAGGTGGAGTAGATGATTTTGATATTGCAGGTTTATTTGGATTTGGTGCTGATGCTTTGCCAGGCATTATTGGTGGTTTACCTAGTAGCTATACACCAAGAAATCCTGCTGACACAGACTTTTATAGAGAAGGTGATGAATATAATATCTTTGCTAATTTACCAGTAGAGGACTTATATGGATTACAGGCTAGATTAATACAAGGTGGCTTGTTAGCTAGAGGTGGATTTACACCAGGTGATTTTGATTCTGCTACTGCTAGTGCTATGCGATTAGTATTAGGCAGACAAAACAGAATTGGTGTAAAGTCTGGAGAAAAAGATATTTCTTGGAATGAAGCATTACTTTTATATCAGAACGAGCCATTACCTAGTGGAGAAGAAGTATCAGTATTTTTACCACCTGATTATGCAGAAGTATCTACAAGAATTAGAAACTTATTTACAGAAAATTTAGGCAGACAACCTAAAGGTTATGAGTTAACATTATTAGCAGAACAATTTTATTCAGATGCAACATTACAATCACAACAACAAGCAGATTTACAAGAACTTGCATTAGGTCCTACTGTAGAAGAACTAGAAGCAGGTAACATAGGAACTAAGAATATACAAGGTGTTGTTGCAGAAACAGGATTACAAGAAGTATCTCCTACAGGTAGATTGTATGAAAACTTTAACAACTTAATACAAAGAGAGAAAGATAGGTTACAAGCTAATGCTGATATTCAAACAACTGGTCGTAATATGCTTGGTACTATCCTCGGTACAAGGAGATAGCGTGGCTGAATCAAGAGAACTAGAAGCATTTAGAATAGCAATAGCATTAACAGAGGGTGGTGGAAAGATAGATTATAACCAAGTTAATTCTGTAACAGGTGCATATGGTGCTTATCAGTTTTTACCTGGTGATGATTGGGATTGGTATAGAAGTAAAGTACCAGGTATGCAAGATGCAAATATTGAAGATCCAAGAGTACAAGATGTTGTTGCTCTTTGGCACTTTCGTAATAATTATAATGATTTAGGTTCTTGGGAACTTGCAGCTATTGCACATTTTTATGGAAGAACAACTGCATTTAATGCAAAAAAATATGGCATTGATTCTATAAAAGACAAAACAGATGCAACAGGTGTATCAGTAGAAAAATATATAAATATTGCTATGGATTATTTTAAAAAACAAAAACAATTATATGCAAAAGTAGATAAAGATGTTGCATCTATGAATTTACCAGATTTTGGTGCTGGTTTTGGTGGTCAATTTAAACCAGAAGAAATAGTTAGTAAAGAGGCAGCAACAGTATTAGATGTTATAACTAATGCTATGAGTGATAATGGTAGAAAAAAATTTCCTATGAATACTAAATCAGATTTTAATTCACAAGTTCCTAAAGCTGCTGGTGATATGGAAAAAGTAAATTATCAAACAAGAATAAATAGATTAAAAGAAAGTATTAAATAATG